GGGGGTTCAAATGTCTCGCATCCGCAAAGCTCTCATCCTGAAGGCCAAGCCAGTGTCCGAAACCGCGTCCCTCATTGCGGAAGCTCTGACGGATGTAGCCGCAGCCTTGTGCTTTGACGCGGCCACCAAATACCAGGGGACAGCAGGAGAGCAGAGGCAGATTGCCGCAGTCATGTTCCACACCTGCCAGAAGAGATTCGGCGGGGTGAAATACGACGGCAAGAAGCTCGAACAGATGGACGTGCCCGAGCTCGATGCCTTGTGGCAGCGGTTGATTGGCGGGCGGCCACGGAAATGACCACAATCGCGACAGACGGCAACACGATGGCCGGCGACGGGCTTGTTACGTCGGGCAACGTCATCTTCGCTTGGGATGCCGTGAAGGTCGTTCAGCTCAAGGACGGGCGGCTCGTCGGCACTACTGGCAGCGCATTCTACGCTGACCCGTTTGCTGTGTGGCTGAACGACGGCGGCGATATCCCGGAACTGGACGACAATTTCGAGGCGCTTGTCCTCATGCCAGACGGCACATGCCGCAGCTATGACCACAAGGGCCGCTGGATCAACGAGGAGCTTCCCACGGCGTGCGGAACCGGGCGCGAGTTCGCGCTGGCCGCAATGGATCTTGGCGCATCGCCGGAAGAGGCTGTTGAGGTGGCATCGAAGCGCGACACATGCAGCGGCGGTAAGATCACCGTTCTCAGCCGCCCGCGCAAACTACGCAGGGTCGCATAACTAATCCCAAAACAGCCCACTCTTCGGAGAGCTGAAAGCGAGGGACGAATGTCTAAAGTAGAGGCCGAGTAGATGGCTGCCGGCATCAAAACCGGCGGTCGGCAAAAGGGAACGCCCAACAAGGCAACGGTTGCCAAGCAGGCTCAGATTGCCGCTTCGGGCCTCACTCCGCTGGACTTCATGCTTGCCGTTCTCCGTGACGAAGAGAAGTCGTTCGACGCCCGCATGGACGCCGCCAAAGCTGCGGCTCCGTATTGCCATCCCAAGCGCGCCCCGGTGGACTCGGATGGCGAGGACGTTGGCCTGACGGTGATCGTCAACAAGCCGTGAGCCAAATCACGCTCCCGAACAAATGGGAGCCGCGTGATTATCAGATGCCGCTGTGGCGCTACATGCACGGCGGCGGGAAGCGAGCGAGCGTCATCTGGCCGCGCCGTCACGGCAAGGATGACGTTGCGCTGCAATTTACGTCCTGCGCCGCTCATGAGCGCGTCGGGGTATATTGGCACTTGCTGCCGCAGCAGAACCAGGCGCGCAAGGCGATCTGGGACGCGGTTGACCCGCATACCGGGCAGAAGCGCATCGATTGGGCCTTTCCCAAGGCATTGAGGGAAACGACCCGCGAGCAGGACATGATGATCCGCCTCAAATGCGGGTCAACGTGGCAGGTTATCGGCTCGGACAATTACGATGCGCTGGTCGGCACTCCGCCGGTGGGCGTGGTATTCTCGGAATGGGCGCTGAGCAACCCGCAGGCATGGTCGCTCATTCGTCCGATCTTGGCCGAGAACAACGGCTGGGCGATGTTCATTACCACGCCTCGTGGTCGCAACCACGCGCACCGGATGCACGAAATGGCAAAGGCATCCGAGGATTGGTTCGCCGAGCGCCTGATTGCCACTGAAACGGGGGTGTTCAGCCCCGAGGTGCTGGCACAGGAGCTTGCCGAGCTCAAGGCCGAGCGCGGCGAGGAAGATGGCGAGGCCATCTATCAGCAGGAATATATGACTTCGTTCTCGGCGGGCCTGCCGGGGGCCTATTACGCGCGCATCATCGACCGGCTGGAGGCAGAGGGGCGCATTACCGCAGTCCCGCACAATCCCGGCAAGCAAGTCCACACGGCGTGGGATCTGGGAAGCAACGACCAGACGGCAATCTGGTTCATCCAGAAGCACGGCACGGGCTGGGCGATTATCGATTACTTATCCGGCACGAGCTCGAAGATCGATCGCTACGTCGCCGAGATCAAAGAGAAGCCCTACATCTACGGCGAGCATTTGATGCCGCATGATGCGGACAGCGAAACCATGCTCGGCTCGATCAAGGGCACGGCGGAATCGCTGGGGCTGAAGAATATTAGGGTGGTCGAGCGCACCGAAAGCGTCGCCAACGACATCAACGAGGTGAGGCAAATCCTGCCGCTCTGCTGGTTCGACAGCGAGAAAACCGCCGCCGGCCTGGATGCGCTGCGCTCCTATCGCCGCGTCTGGGATGAGAAGCTGCATACCTACAAGGACAAGCCGCTCCACGACTGGGCGAGCGATCCAGCGGACGCATTCAGGACGTTCGCAATGGGCAAGCCGCAGGATCGCGGGCCGAGCACGCCGCTAACCTATTCTAATCGGGGGATCGTATAGGATGGAAGTCGATCCCTCATTCCTCAGCTTCCTTCAGGACGAAGAATCCCGCGCCTATGACGGGACATTGCTCCAGGAAGTCGAGGCGGCGATCAACTCCTACAACGGGGCTGAGTATGGCGACGAGGAGGACGGACGCTCACAGGTCGTCGCGAGGGACGTAGCCGAGAGCGCCGACTACATGCTCACGTCGATCATGGACGTGATGTGCGCCAGCGGGCGCGTGGTCGAGTTCGAACCCCCGAGCGCAGAGGCTGAGGACCAGACGGATGACGCGACTGAGACGATGCATCAGTTGTATCGTCGCAAGTCTGGCTACCACCTCATGCACAACTGGGCGAAAGCGGGGCTGATCGAGAAGATTGGCATCGTTAAGACCTGTGTGGAGCGCAAGCGGAGACGCGTAGAACGCGAGATTCCAACTGAACTCCTGCCGGGCGAGACGCCGGAAGAACTCAAGGCCGCTGGGATTATCGAGGCCGAAGAGAGCGCCCATGATGTGTACGGCCAGCCCGTCATGCATCGCGTCGTCACTCTCGAAGAGAGCGCGCCGGAGTTTCCAGACTATCATGTGCCGCTTGAGGAGTTCCTTGTAGCCCCCGACGCGCGGGACTTGGATACAGCGGTTTACCTCTGCCACCTCACCGAAAAGAGCCTGTCCGAACTGAAGGAAATGGGGCTTGAGGTTGATGGGCTACCCCTGTCCGAGGGCGACAGTCCGTTCATCAACAGCCTTTCCTCGGCCCGCGAGGACGGGCGCAACAACTGGCTTGGGGTGCTCGACCGCGAAGGCCCGAACCGCAAGGTCTGGCTCAGGGAAGAATATGTGCTGTTCGACTTGAACGGCGACGGCATTTCCGAGCGGCTGTGCGTCCATCGGGTCGGCAATACCATTCTCAAGATCGACGAGGTTGACTACCAGCCCTTCGAGTACTGGTGCCCCTATCCGATGCAGGGCCGTCTGATCGGTCAGTCCTTGGCCGACAAGACGATGGACATCCAGCGCGTCAACACCGTGCTTGAACGGTTGATGCTGGACAGCGGCTACCAGGCCGTGGCTCCGGGCACGTTCATTTCCGAGAGTGCAATCGGTGACCACACGCTGGATGACCTCCTGACCATCAGGCCGGGACGTGTTGTGCGGTTCGTCGGGGCTGTTCCCCCGGTTCCAGAGCAGCGGCCCGACATCGGCGGCATGGCGCTGGAGATGATTAACTTCAAGCGTCAGCAGCTTGAGAACAGGACCGGAATCACACGTCTGAACAAGGGCGTGGACGAGGACACGCTGAACGACACCGCCAAGGGGCAAGCGATGCTCATGGCGCGAGGTCAACAAATGGAGCGCTACATCGTCCGCAACTTCGCGGAAGGTGTGGCACGGCTGTTCATGAAGAAGGTCGGGCTGATGCGCAAATACGCGCAGCCGTTCCAGATCCGCGTTGATGGTGAATACCGCCAGGTCGATCCATCGCAATGGCCGGAGGACATGGAGATACAGGTCACGGTCGGCCTTGGCTCGGGCTCGAAGCAGGACCGCATCATGTATCGCCAGATGGTGGCGCAAACACATACGTTATTGATGCAGGGACAGGCCCCGATCTGCACCTGGGAGAACGTCTACAACAACCTCTCGGCGGCGGCGAAGGACGCCGGCCTTGCTCCGAACGACATCTTCACCCACCCCGACGATGCGCCGCAGCAGCAACAGCAGCCGGACCCCGAGATGCTGAAGGCGATGGCTGAAATCCAGATCGGCCAGATGAAATTGCAGCAGGCCCAACAGGAGGGCCAGCAGAAGCTCCAGTTGATGGCGCAGAAGCATGAATCAGACGCTGCCGTGGCCGCCTACAAGGCGCAGATGGAGGCCGACCTCGCGGTGAGGCAGCAGAACCTCGACATGCAGCTCCAGCAGATGGAGATGAAGATGGAGGCGCAGAAGCACGCGCACGACATTAAGCTCAAGGAGAAGGAATCGCAGGCCAAGGTGACGGGGCTGCGCCGAGGGGGCGCACTCAATAAATGACCGAAGCCGAGCGCATCGCCCGCGCCCACCGCGCACAGTCTGCACTCGACGAGTTCCTAGCCCCGATCCTCGACGACATGGACGCTGAATACACCCGCCGCATGGTCGAGGTGGCGAATACCGAACTGAGCCGCGACAAGCGCGCTGACAAGCTCACGGCTCTGTCGAATGCCTTGCGCATCTCGTCCAACATCCGCTCTGCAATGCAGGCGATCGTGATGGACGGTGAAGTTGCGCACAAGGACAAGCTGAGAGCCGAGAAGATCGAGCAGATGACCGCGCCGCAGCGGCGGCTGCTTACGCTAGCACCATTGAGATAACGATAAGAGCGGGGACTACCCGCCGTTATGACAGCCGGAAAGACGGCATCACAACAGAAGCCTGAAAAAGGACAGACCGATGACCCAGGAGGCAACTCCAGTCGGAGGCGAGGCCGTGCCCGCTCCCGAAAATCCCGCAGACGTGTTCACGCAGCTCGCGGAGGAAGCGTTCGGCATAAAGGACGAGGAAGAAGAACAACCGGCAGAAGGCGAGGAAGCTCCTCCCGAAGAAGCCGCAGACGAGACCGCAGCCGAAGAGGAAGCCGACGATCTTCCTCCCATCGACGCTCCGGTATCGTGGGATGCTGAAGCCAAGGAAGTGTTCAAGTCCCTTCCCCGCGAAGCACAGGAGATCGTGCAGAAGCGGGAAGCCGAGCGTGAGCGCTTCGTGCAACAGAAGTCCCAGGAGGCGTCGCGCGCCCGAACCGAAGCTGAGCAGGCCGCCATCCAGCAGCTTGCCCAGATCGAGCAGGGCTACGCGGAGCATTATTCCAAGATCGCCGAGCAGATCCTGCCGCAGCGTCCCAACCCGATGCTGCTCCAGCAGGATCCAGCGGCGTTCTACGCCCAGCAATACGCATATGAGAACGCCACCGCCCAGCAGCGCGAGTTGCAGCAACTGGCCAATCAACATGCCGAGCAGGCGAAGGCCCGCGAAGCGCAAGCCGAGCAGGCCAGACTGGCGGACGAACACCGCCTCATCGTCGAGCAATTCCCGGAATATGCCGATCCCACGACGGGGCCGAAACTTCAGGCCGAACTTTCGTCCGTCGCCAGGGAACTCGGCTATCCGCCAGAGCTGATCGCGCAGGCCCGCGCGTCCGACATCATCGCCATGCGCAAGGCGTCCGAATGGAAGGCGAAAGCCGACCAACTGGACCGCCTGAACGCAAAGAAGATGGAGAAGGTCCGCGCCGCCAAGGGGCTACCCAATGTGGCCAAGCCCGGTGTGAGCCATGCCCCGGATCAGCTTCGCGCACGCAATGCGCAAGCCGCTCTCGAAGTCGCCAAGTCGTCCAAGGACCGCAACGTCCAGGGGGCCGCGTTCTTCGATTACCTCACATCCACCGGGCAACTGAGATAGCCCGGCAAACGAAAAAGAGACAGTAAATGTCCGTTCCTTCAAACACTATCCAAGCGGTTGGCCGCATCGGCATCCGGGAAGACCTCTCGGACCGCATCGGCGAGCTGTTCCCCGACGATTGCCCGTTCCAGAAGGCAATCGGCACGGAAAGCGCCAGCCAGGTCTATCACGAGTGGCAGACCGACTCGCTTGCCGCTGCCAACGCCGACAACAAGCACATCCAGGGCGACGATCTTTCGAACGATTCGCGTGCCAACACTGTCCGTCAGGGCAACTACACGCAGATCATGACCAAGGTCGTCGGCTCCTCGACCACGATGGAGGCGAGCCGCACTGCCGGTCGCGCTTCCGAGCTGGGCCGGGAGCTGATGAAGGCGGGCCGCGAGCTTCGCACCGACGCTGAAAAGCGTTTCTGCGCGAACAAGGCCGCCGTCGCTCCCGACACCGGGACGGCGGGTGAAACCGCTGGCGCGCTGGCGTTTATCGTCACCAACTCATATCTGGGCACGGCGGGCTCGCCGGCGCAGCCGACCTATTCGGGCGGCACGACCTCGGGCTATCCCAACGCAGCGGCCACCAACGGCACGCAGCGCACGTTTACGGAATCGCTCGTCAAGACGGCGCTTTCGGACGCGTGGGTCCAGGGCGGCAATCCGCGTCTCATGATCGTGGACATGCCGCACAAGCAGATCGCTGCTGGCTTCACCGGCCTTGCCGATGCTCGCCGTGAGGCTGGCGACAAGCGGCTGACGATCGTCGCCGGTGCCGACATCTACGTGTCGGATGCGGGCGAGATCCAGTTCGTTCCGAGCCGCTTCTGCTCGGCGCGCGACGCGCTCATCATCGACCCGGATTACTGGGCGGTGGCGGTGCTCGACAGCCTCAAGGTCGATGACCTCGCCAAGACGGGTCTCGCGACGCGCAAGATGATGCGCCAGGAAGTTGCGCTCGTTTCGCGCAACCAGAAGGCGTCTGCCGCCATTCGCGACCTCACCTAGTCTTAGGGATGGGCGGGGCTTCGGCTCCGCCCATTTTCTTTCGGGGAATTACACATGAGCAGACTCAAATGCAGCGTCGGCGGCACCGTCACGCAGGGCACCAGCAAATCGACGGCTGTCACCTGCGATACGATGTGCGGCCAGATTACGACGCACAACGCCTCGCTGGCGGCCTCGACCTCGGTTGGCTTCACGGTCAACTGCGCTGCCGTCGATGCGGACGACTCGGTTATTCTCTCAATTGCGTCGGGAGCAACCGCCGCATCCTACCTTGTCGGCGTCGATGCCGTCGCGGCGGGGTCGTTCAAGGTTCATCTTCGCAACGTCTCGGCGGGCTCGCTGGGCGAGGCAATCGTGGTCAACTACTCGATCGTCAAGAACTTCTTCTAGTAAGGCGTAGGACGGACTGGGAGCGGGGTTACAGCCCGCCCCCAGCCCTAAACACAGCGGGGTCAGCCGCCATGCCTGATTCGACTCTGGCCGTCCGCAAGGACGCGCGCAATGGCCGATAATATCACGCTTCACCCCGGCGGCGGCCAGATCATCGCCGCCGACGAAATCGGGTGCGTTCACTATCCGAGGGTCAAGGTCACGTTCGGGACGGATAACACCGCTACTGATGTCTCGGCGACCGATCCCTTGCCCGTTGCCGTGGTATCGGGAGGAGGCGGTTCCAGCGGGGGACTGACGGACGCTCAGCTAAGGGCGTCACCAGTTCCAGTTTCGGGCACCTTCTGGCAGACGACACAGCCGGTCAGTGGAACGGTCTCGATTTCCGGGACGGTTCCTGTCTCTGGCACATTCTGGCAAGCGACCCAACCTGTTTCGATTGCCGGAACAGTGGCCGTCTCAGGACCGCTTACCGATACGCAGTTGCGGGCTAGCGCGGTTCCCGTGACCGGCCCAGTGACGGATACGCAGCTCAGAGCCTCGCCGGTGCCGGTGTCGGGGACATTCTGGCAGGGAACACAGCCCGTCTCGATTGCGTCAACGGTCAACGTCAGCGTTCAGAATGCGTCGATTGCAGTTACCGCCCCGACGATCACCAAGGCCACGCAAGGCTCGCAGGGCTTCACCGTCCAGGACCTGAAGGACGCCGGACGGGCCATCAAGGTTTACTCGGCCACCTTCACCGGAACGACTACTGAAGCGCTGGTTACGCTGACGCCGATCACGGACGGAACGGCGGGCGGCACGGGAACGAGCTTCGCCGTCACAGCCGGCAAGAGGTTCAGGATTCAGTCTCTCGCTCTGACGGTGAAGAACGCCGGAGCCGCCGCGCAGGGAAGCGTGGTCAATTTGAGAATGTCAGCATCAGGGGCCGTTACAGCATCAAGTCCCCTCATCGGGACGGTGGGAGCGGGAACCTATCTCGCGACGGCCAACGTGGTTGGAGCCGGAATGGACTCGTTCCCCGACGGGATCGAGCTTTCGGGAAACATGCAGTTCGGGATTTCACAGGTGGGGACCGCGACAGCCGGAAACACCGTCACACTCATCGGATACGAATACTGATGTCGAACTGGGAATTGCTCGATTTCAACAGGCACACGGGCGTCAAGACATATCTCGGGGATAACCCCGACGATCCCGAGGGGGTCTTGGTGCGCCACGAGTTCAGCCGCAACTACACGAACGCCATTCTCGACATCAACAAGATCGAGGCCAACCACCACAACACGGGCCGGATGGGGGACATGGAGCGGGCCGCCCGCATTCCCATCGAGGTCATGTACGAGTGGAAGATCAAGTTCGGGGTCGATGCTTGGCGCTACGCCGCAGATCCCGATGTTCGGAAGCGGGTCAACCGGCTCCTGAACTCCTCCGATTATCGCTACCTCAAGTGCAGGGACATCATTCTATGAACATTCTCCGGGTGGTCCCATCCGCCAGCTTCTCACGCCCGGCGGACACGACCGCTTATGCCTCGGGCGACCTTGTTGCGAACTCGACCACGGCGGGTTCGGTTGTTCCGCTCAGCCTTACCCCCACCACGCGTGGCTCGGGCCTATCGGGGCAAATCCGCCGCGTCCGTATCGTCAAATCAACGACCGGTGTCACCAACGCTCAGTTCCGCCTGCATTTGTTCAACGCGGCACCAACGGTGAGCTCGGGCGACAATGCGGCCATCGTGATTGCAACCGGCGCAGCCAATTACCTCGGCCAGGTGGACGTGACCATGAACCAGTCCTTCACGGACGGCGGCTCGGGTCAGGCCACCACGGAAATCAACGTGGTCAACGGGACGCTATATGCGCTGCTTGAGGCGCGGGCGGCTTATACTCCCGGCAATGCGGAGACCTTCACCGTCACTCTTGAAGCGTCGCTCGACTAATGTCCTTCTCGATCGCAGTCCTCTCGCCGGGGGCAATCCCCGACCGGGACACGCTCATCGATGCGATCCAGAAGTGGCTCGACCGCGAGGGGGATACGGTCGTCACCGACATGATCCCGATGTTCATTGCCTTGGCCGAAGCGGAGTTCAACCGCCAGCTCCGCTGCCCGGACATGGAGAACACCGCTCCGCTCATGGCGGCGGCGGACGAGGACACGCCGCTTCCATCGGATTATCTCGCGATGCGCGCGATATACGTCGACGGCTCGCCTGACCGACCGCTGAAGGCCATTTCGCCGAGCGCCATTCGGCAGAATTACGACGGCACAACCGGAACGCCGGTCGCCTATGCGCTTGTGTCTGGGGTTATCCGCCTTGCCCCGCCGCCTGCATCCCAACTGCTGCTGAGAATGGACTACTGGGCGCGGATCGAGCCGCTTTCAGTTCTGTCGCCAGCGAATTGGCTCCTCTTGGGGCATCCCGGCGCATATCTCTTCATGGCGCTCGCCTTCGCGGAAGATTATCTCGACAATGATGTGAAGGCCCAGAAATACCTCGGCTGGGCGCAGACCATCGTTCAGGACATCAACAAGGCCGGACGCAGCGACCAGTACGGAGCCGGGGCGCTGGTGCCCTCGACCGTCAACCAGGTCTCCGGCTCGAAGTGCTGAAAGCCTATCCGTTCCCGGCGTGGGAACCTGACAAGCTCACGCCCGGAACATTGTCCGTAGCGAAGAACGTATTGCCGATCGCCAACGGCTACGCCCCGATGAAGGGCTTCGAGGCGATTACGGGTTCAATCGGCTCGGCAGGGGAAGTGTTCTCCGGCGGCGGCGCGTTCATCGATTCGACGGGGATCTCGACTCTGCTGGCAGCAACCCCGACGCGGCTTCGCAAATACGCATCGGGCGCATGGTCAACGCTCACTTCTCTGGCGACGACGGGGAGATGGAGCCTCGCACAGTTCGGCGACAACGTTCTGTGCGCCAACGGAGGGGTGCTGAGAAGCATCGCTCTGTCAACCGGAGTTGACAGCATCCCGACAGACGCACCCAATGCCTTGGGCGTCGCGCAGGTCCGCGATTTTGTCATGGTTCTTACCGACGAGAACACATGGCGCTGGTCGCAGTTCAACAATTCCTCGGTCTGGACGACGGGCGAGAACCAGGCCGATGAGCAGCCGATCCTTTCCGGGTCGGGGGTGGCGATTGTCGGCGGCGAATACGGGATTGGTCTCAGGACCAACGGCATCGACCGGATCAGCTATGTCGGTGGTGATGTTGTATTCCAGTTTGACGAGGTTTCCGCCGAAGTCGGATGTCTCTGTGCCGGGTCCGTGGTCAATGTCGGCAAGCTGATCTTCTTCCTCTCCGAGCGCGGGTTCGAGATGTGCGACGGCGCTTCGGTAAGGCCGATCAGCGACGAGAAGGTGCGTGGCTGGTGGTTCGGACGGTTCAGCCGTCAGGACATGCAGGACATGTGGGCGGCGGTGGATCCCCGCAACTCGGAAGTCAAATGGGCAATGCCCGGAACGCCGGGAGTGATGCTCACCTACAACTGGGTGCTGGACCGCTTCTCCTACGCCGAAATGGACATTGGCGGGGTGTTCACGGGGTTTACCGCTTACACCTCGATTGACGAAATAGATGCAATCTATCCATCGGGGATCGACAGCGTTGACGTAAGTCT